CAAGATCTGTACCTTCATCCCGTTACACTGCCACCATATACGCTCTATGACGACCTCACTACACGCAACACCATCTAAGCTGCTAGCAAGAGCAGAGACATCTACCTTTTTTACAGCAGACTCTCCACTCCCGTCAGAGACATTAGTAAACTTCATAACGGCATGTTTAGGGCCGTCAATAAGTGTTTGCGAGGTTACAGCATCCGCCATTTCAACCTCCTTAGAATACTGAGTATTCTAGTTCAACCGTAAATCTACCTGCCGTTGCGTCTGCGTTTAGCGTGGTTGTGGCCGCAGCATACAAATGAGTGCTTGCAATCGGAGCAGTAACATTTGGTTCAAACACATGAAAATTACCGGCTGAGTTGTTGAAATTAATATCAATCTCAGTCACGGATAATGCAGCAGACAATGTTGGTGAAAAGGCTGCTACACCTGCTCCAACAATCTCTGTGCCTGATGACACTGCCGTGTTAGTTGCGGTGCCACTTGTGGCACTCAACTGTAAAGAGCCGACCAAAGTTTGACCCGCAGCAGTGGTGATACCAATCACGGCCTTATGAATAAAAAACTTTGTTGCCGTAACCAGTGCATCTGGGTGATCTGTATTAAGAGTGCCTAATTCAACAAGAACATCACCGTCAGCGTACTGTGTGCTGGTATCTGTGTCTGCTAATGAACCTACGAAAGTTTGTATTTTTCTTGAACCCAAAGATATAAGTTGACCGGTTGAGTTCACAGAAAAGCCTGTTTCTGTAATCGTACCAGTGCCGGAGCCCTCGTTGATTACTTTAAAACCTGCTTTTGAACGGACGGAGCCCGAAAAAGTAGTTGTAGCCATTTGTCTCTCCTGTCTTGGCTATTGTCAGCCCATCATGGACTGTCAGGATAAAACAACCATACAATAAAAAAGGGCGACTGTGAAGCCGCCCTTTGAAACCTCTACGGGAAAAGAGGTTATTATGCTGCGCCCGGTGTTCCAAACACACAACGCCAATCAGAAACGCCGAAGCTGTAACGCTCACGGGCCTTAAACCGCATGTTGCCAGTGTCAAAGTCACCTTCCATTGCAGTCTTGATTGGAGAACGGTTAAAGTATTTAAAACCGTTTGGTGCATCGGTCTTGATGAAGAACGCATCCGTGTCTGTCAAGAAGTGGTTTACGACTGCACCTTCAGGCAGCATACCCATGTTCTTGATAGCGTTTGCGTCGTTATCAGCCGTTGCTGAACGCAAGTTTGAGTTAATCACGCGCTCTGCAATAAACTGCAACTCTTTTGGAATGATTAGCTTCGTTCCACGAACTGCAATTTTGAGACCACGCTCGTCAGTCAAACCGGCGATATCAATCAACATCTGCTCAAGTGAAGTTTCATTCAAGTCAGCAGCAGTTGACAGCAGGTTACGCTGGTTTCCTGAGAGTGACGGGTGTGAAGATGAGCAAAGTGCTGCACCGTCTCCGATTGCAGAAGCGCCTGCCGTGAACGCATTGTTCAAGATAGCCGCAGCTTTAATCTGCTTGGTCTGAGCCATAGAGCGGGCCAGAGCCTTGGTGTAGCGAGATGCCAGACGGTCATACAGATTATCTTCAATGGCTTCCTCAGTGATTGAGAAGGCCAACGCGATTGTCTCGTGTGTGTACCGTGCTGTGAATGTCTCTTGAGCATCGTCAAAAGAGATGGCTGCGCCCTCTTCCTTAGTCGGTGCTGTTGAGAAACCCCCAAGCATCACTTCTTCTTCAAATGAACGATCAGATGCTTCTTCTGCAAAGATCTCAGCATGTTCGTTTTCATAACGATCATACTCAAGCCCAAAAAGTGCATTTAGACCGGGTTCTAGCTCTTTAGCTAGTTGTGCTCTTGAAATAGCCATTTCCTAGCCTCCTATATGCCGGTGTTCGCTGCGGTGCCTACGGCAGCAGCAAAGCCTGAGTTGAAAGGTGCGTTCAAACGAACGATATACTGATGTCCAACTGCGGAATAATCCGTGTTGCCTTCCTCTTCATAGAGTCCAACAATACGAACATCCAAACCAGCCGTTGTTGCAGCGGTGCTAATATCAAGCATGTCAGAGGACTTGCCTGTATTTGTGCTACCGTTGTTAACACTTGCCATGTCGCAATTAGCAAAAACATCTGCCAAGGCGGTTGCCCGGTCAGTGTTTGTGCCATCGGCCACTACAACATATAGCTGCATTGGATCATCATAAACGTAAGCTTTCACCGGAAAGTTGGTGTTAACACTTACAGCGTTTGAACCGGGCCAATAATTAAGGTGGGTGTTCTTACCGGTTACGGAGTCAACGTACTCAACACCACCTAAAACACCAAGAGGTGCTACAGCCTGATCGGAAATAGCGATTGTGCCCCCTGCGAGTGGAATAACAATTCCACCGTTATAGATAGCAGTAGTGTAGTTGCTGGCAATCTCATACATCGTCGTAGCGTTGTTATTAGGATTACCGCCCGTTTTACCAATAGGACGAAGGCCAAAACCACCTGTTCTCGTATTTGCCATTAGAGACTCCTATTTGACAAAGAGGTAGCCATCATTTCTGAGGACCACCAAAAGTTACACGAGATTGACGATCTGGTTTATTAATCGTCATAGTCGAATGTGCATTTTCTCGCATCATATCAGAGTCTACCGCTTGCATCTGATCAGAACTTCTTGAATTGAAGTAAGCTGTTCTTTCCGCAACAGTTTCATCTGGGATACGAGCTAGCATTAAACCACCTACTCCAAACACACCTTCATACTTACCTGAGTCAATTACCGGGGCCTCAAAGTCTGGATACTCATCCCTACGAACAAGCTCATAACCTTCACGCATTTTTGCGCTGATGTTTTTAGTATCGTCAAAACCACGGGTTTCAGCCCTGATCCAACGATGCTTATAACCATCCGGTGCAGGTGGTGCGTCTAACATAGACGGGGGAGCCCACGGCTTACGCTGCGCCGTCTTCTCCCTAGTTTGGTTTGCGCGAGAAGTACGTTTAATTCCGCCTTCAAACATTTCTTTTTGTTCTTCTGACATCAACTTACTCCTTCACGTATTTCGCGTATTCTTCAAGCGGCACACCCAATTTTTTCGCTATCGCGACTTGGCTAGGGGTGAGTCTAACCTTTTTCCCACTACTGCGCCCAGAAGATGATCGGGATACGGAAGCAACCGTCTGAGCGGGCCGTCTGCTTTCCCCGTTTTTAAGCTTATGCGGAAACTCGTTCTGCATACGCTTGTCTAACTCACTATAGTACTCATCGCTCTGCGGGTCAAACCCTTCATTTTCGACAAGTTTTTTGTGAACACCAAAAGCGGCATATGTCATAGCCTCGTCCGTACCAAACCACTCATTTCGTTGTGCCCAACTTTCTGCTTTTGGGTCAGGGCGACGCGGCTGCTGTTGCGGCATGGGCTGCTGAACTTCAGTCTGTGCTTGAGCCTGCGCCTGCTGTGCATAACGCTGCTGTTGAGCCTTTGCCTGTTCGGCTCTGTCGTTTTCTATTGCAAGCTTGGTAATTTTACGCTGCGCTTCCACAACACCGTTTGTGTCACCTATTTCAATAGCACGAGCCAGTTCACCTTCAGCAGTGCCCATCTCACTGGTAACACGATTGCTATATTCATTAACATAATTGGTATCCATCGCGTTCATGCGTTCTTTAAGCTGTGCGGCCTCTGCCTGAACACCTTGTGCGTACCGAAGCGCCTCGTCTTTCTGGCGCTCTGCTTCACGCATTTTCTTAGTCAAACGATCAATACGTTTTTGAGTGTTACTCTCAGCTTTTTCAAACTGATCCTCTGTTGCAGCCTCTACTTGCGGCTCTTCATCTTTAGCTGCCTCAACCTCAACTTCCGTATCTTGCTCATCTTCCAGATCTAATTCAATCTGTTGTTTTTCTTCTGCCATTTATTTCTCCTAGAAATGAAGGATATCTTCCGGTTCTTTAATCTTCGCCAATATTTCGTCATCGTTCAAAATACGAACTTCCCCACCGTCTATTTTGAAGCGTGAGCCTGAGTAACGCGCAAACATCACCCAGTCTCCCTGCTCACACCAACTTCCCGTAGGAAACTTTTCTGTATCTTTGTAAGCCAACGAACCCACCTTTAGGACGTAACCTACCTGTGTAGATACCGTTTGCTCTTGAACAACTGTGTCAGGAAGATAAATGCCACCATCGGTTTTACCCTTACCCCTGTAAGGTAAGACCAAAATACGCCATCCTGTTGGATCTGGCATTCTTTCTAAGAGAGAACCCCCTATGGATTCGGGGTCTAAGACTCTATCGCTTGGCTCTTTGTAAGCCTCTGATAGATTTGCCACACCTTCAGATGCAGCTTCTAAGTCAATCATCACTTCGCTCCTGTTTATCTAGCAGGCTCTTGAGTTCCTGTTCCACGTGATCTAGGGCCTTTAAATTACCCATGAGCTCACGATATTGCTCCATGCTACTTACGTTGTCATAAATTAACAAATCATAAATAGCTTGCCGTCTTTCTTTAACTATGCGGAAGACAGCCTCCGCAAAATAAACCTCATCCACTCTGATAACTCCGCATTAACTCTCAGGTGTTCTTATAACACACTAATCCGTTTCTGCAAGAGCCCTCATACGATCTACCAGACGCCGTGCGCGATTAGGAACCTGTGTGTACCATCGCGAGTCAACCATCTCATCTGCTGCGGCATTCCAGTCTCTGGCATCCACACCAGCTTTCATGCCTTTGAACTTGCTGAGTCTGGGTCTGCCCATGTTAAACATCATGTTGCAGATAATATGCTGTGCCTCTTCTGGCAAGTCATCAAAGTCTGAATACAATACTTTGCACTCATCAATCGTCACGGCCATATCCAAAGCAAAAAGATTTTGTACACGATCCTGTTCAACAACTGTGCCTACAGGTTTACCGTGTTCCTCATCATTTTCAGTAATTAGGTGGCCTATGCCACAGGTTGGCAAACCAAGATGATCCAAATAAATTTCGTATTTGCACCCTTCATCTTCAGCGATTTCTTCGCGTAATTTATCCTTATTCATTTCTTAAATCCTTTTATTCCGCGTATTCCGAAGCTTGCGCCGATTGAGGCATACATCGCCCACTGAAACCACTCTGGTGTACGAGAAAGAGCCGCAAAACCCTCTTCGACATACGGTTGCGTAAACGGAATAAAGCACATGGCGATTATGACAATAAACAAAATTGTCCACGCCTCGTCCTTCCAACTGTTGTCAGAGGACTGTGCCATTATCTTCTCCCAGCCAGCTTCGTGAGTGGCTGCGACTTTCATAACTTCAGCTTCAGCTTCGGCCTTTGCTTGTGCAACTTTGCCTTTAGCCTTCGTCTGCTCTATCTTCGACTCCATGAAGGAACCGGCTAAATTAGCTATAGGTCCAATAAGTGCCTGTATCATTCGTCCTCCAAGATTTCCATAATCTCGCCAGCCTCAAGCCTGACTTTGAGTTGTTTACATGACCACTTTTTGTCAAAATCCGTAGTGTGCCCTACGTTTCGTTTTATCTTACGACGTATGTTTAGACACTCTGACAGATTCTTATAAGGCGTATACTCAACCCGCTCTTCGCCTATCATCAACAGCAATACAAAAGTCATCTCAATCATTTGTTAGTCAACTTTTCTATGTTGTCCTCAATCTTTGTCAACCGCCTGTCATAAAACTCCAAAACCAGCTTCTGTTGCTGGTCATGTGGGGCATTACCACTTTCAATATTTTCTGCTAGCTTTTCTAATTCACTAGCCAAATGTTCAATCATCATAAACTGTTCTGAGTCGGCTGGCAAACTACCCATCTCGCCTCGTGGCCATTTGATACGAAACTCCGTGTTCATGGCAAGATCTGTTTCCTGCAATATGAGTTTATTCTCTATCGTGTTTAATCTTTCAATAACACCAAAATAAGCCCATGTGCCGACTGTTGCAGCTATGAGCAACGCAATCAGATTGCGTATAGGCATTGCCAGTTCTGTGTTCTCACTTAGTTTTGGCATCACTAATCCGTGATTATGACCCATTGAACGGTATTGGGGGTGCTCTCCGTCCTAAAATTACCAGCAAGCTCCCAGTTTATATCATCTTTTACAAATTCTTGTTTTTCACCGCTCGTAACATGGCCGTGTATCATCGCTGCCAACATGGCCGCTATTATAATGTTTTCCATAATCTCACTCTGTTATTTCTTCGACATCCACGCCGTCGTGCCCATGTATGCGCCGACAATGCCCGCTCCACTAAGGAATATAAGGTCGGTGACTGCACCTAGACCCTCAAGTTTTTCCGCAGAGCACCACGGTGATGCTAGAAACACAGCATAACATCCCATAAATATCAAGGTATATCTGGCCATGCGTAACTGGGCCACGTTCTTACGAAGCTCCGTTTCCGTCTTTTTTATCTCTTTTATGTGACTAAGTTCTTCGTCACTGACGATGCCGTCACCGTCCTCGTCGTATTCAGCGTAAACAGACTTTTCCTGTAACTTTTTCTGACTCATAACATCACCTTAAACATCATCACAAAAAACAGAAGAGACATCAGTATGACCGCCCCAGCCATGACGATCTGCTGCATTGTATTCTCAAAATCCTTTTGTTTCTGTATCTTTGCTTTTCTAGCCGCAGCTTCAGCCTCTTTAGCAGCTTGAATACGTCTAGCCCGCTCGTCAACTATGCTCTTCCACGTCCCGTGACCAAAACGAAGATCCACCATACTGGCAATCTCTCTCATCTGTTCTTGAGCTAGTTTGGCGTTTATTATTTCTTGCGCTACAGACTTGATACCAAACTGATCTCCTACGCCCATGCCCGACTTTTTATTGCGTTCCTGCTGTACCTGCTTTTCACCCTCAAACAGATTATCCAGATATCCCGCTATATCGGACACGTCATTAGCGGTTCCGATAGCACTCTTGATGCCATCGACCGCACTTTTAAATAAGGCAAATCCTGCTAACGCCGCACTAATTGGTTCCATTTAGCCCCCAAGCTATTGTTTCTTTAGTAGTTCTCTCTCCATTGCAGACTGAATACGTGCTTGGGTCTGTTTTTCCTGACTGGCCAGTTTCTGCTGGAACTGTGATGCCCGCATCTGCTGGTTCTGCGCGTCAAGATTGAGCTTAGCCGCTTCGTTCTGAGCATCGGCCTGTTCTGCCTGTGCTCTAATCTGTAGCTCCTGCTCCTTCAGTTTAACTAACGGATCTGGACCCTGACCAGATACCTGTTGAGACATCTGCTTGACCATCTGCATACCCTCGGCAACAAA